CCATTCAGTGTGTCCTTCACCTCCTTCATCTTCAGGAGTAGGGTCGTAGTCGGCAAATATCTCCGCCTCAGTAATTGTTGATGTAGAGCCATCAGCATAATAAATAGTGTATGGTAAAGTCAGGCTGGTTGTTGACGGGCTGTCCGCTCCGTTTGATCGCGCTAGGACGGTGTAAACAAAACCGTCCATATCGGTGATTTTTGTCTCAGTGAATCCTGAAAAATAGTTGAGGGTATCAGCGGTCTTTGATCTGTGCTCATTAGAAAACTCAACATTTCTTACGGACTCTCCTTCAAAATCCATCTCGTCATTGTTGAGTCCGCTTAGAGGTTTTATCAAAGGGGGGAAAGTGAAGTCAGATGTAGGTAATGACATAAATGCAATTTAATTCTTGCAATTAAATTAATCAATAGCAAAATGCGCTTATGAGCAATCAGGTAGATACCGATTTATCAGAACAGACGGTAGAGGGTCAGGCGCAAGCCGATACCACTAATATCCAATCCGAAAACAACCAAGCTGGTTCAACAGACCATGTGGGTTCGGGTGAGGTGGAGCAAACTGAAGACATTGCAATTGCAAGTGAAGAGGTAGCACCATCGCCAACAGAGGAAGTCAACAGCATTGGGGACATCAATCAATACGAGGCTATGAAAGCCCGACTTGAAGGAGACCCAGACGCACTTGCAACCGCAGCCCCTCCAGAGGGTGAGGCGGAAGCAGCAGAGGAAGAAGTAGAAACTCAGGAGGAGGTTACCACCCCGATTGACCCTACATCAGCCGCCGCGCTAGAAGCAGAAGCAGCCGAGACAGAAACTGAAAGCACTAATGATGAGGAAGCCGCTGCAAAGCGGGAATCTCAGTTTAGACTTCGCCCAGAGGAAAAATTGGATGCAGAGGCATTTAGAATTTTCAAAGCAGCACAATCCGCACAAGCACCTGTCTCAATGTCAGAAGCTTTAGGTTTAGCAAGAAATCATCTCGGAATCCCCGATACGCAGCCAAATACTGCTAGTGATGATATCGTTGCAACAGACCAAGAAGCAGAAGATAGTGAAGATAGTGTATTTGACGGGATCACACAAGATGAAGCCAAGCAAAACCTTAGAGATCTACGAATGGATCAAAACAGGGCTATGCGTGATGGAGACTTGGATGAAGCAGCAGATATTGGGGAGCGAATCATCGACGCCGAAGAACTTATTGATGTTCTTGGTGAAAGAGAATCTGAAGCAATGGAAGTTGCAACCAGTGAGAGAAGCCGCCAGTTTGAAAATTCACACACCAAAGCCGTTGAAACATTTCCAGACTTTGCTAAAGAAGACACCGAGTTCTTCGCAAAGTGTAGGGAAATCGACGAAGCTCTGGAGACCACGGACGACCCTCGTTACTACGATGCAAACAAGCCACTGCTTGTAGCGCAAATGGCAGCGAGAGAACTAAATGTAGCCCCGTTTATTGCAGGACAAAAGCCAGTAATTGCAAAAGCCGCAGCAGTTCAGAATCCATCTACCCCGCCTCAGCAATCCACTTCACCCCAGCCCGCAAGGACAGAGAAACCAGCACCATTACCATCCGCCAGCGGCGCATCGCGCACTGGAGGAACCACTGGAGCTTCCAAAGACTTGCAGCAGAAAATCGCTGATATTGCCAACCCAGAAGACTTTGCCAAAATGGCAGCGGCTATGGGGCAGGTAGGCTAATTTACTCTATTACAAGTCTTTAGTGTAGTTCCTTTTATTGAAACAAAAGAAAAACTAAACACTAAAGAACAATGGCTTATAATACATCCAATATAACAGGTCAAGGGATCGGCAACGCTCTCTCTAATGACCCATCGAACGCCTACGGTGACGCAGGCGCAGTTCGTGAACTATGGCGCAAAGGCGTCGAGGTTTTCGAGCAAACTACAGACTTCTTCGCTCCTATGGAGGGAGGTAGTTCCGCAATCATCGAGACCATCACAGACACTGCAAAGGGTCGCGGTCAGAAGATTACGTTCACCCAAATGGCTGGTCTCTATAATGAGCCTAAGCATGGTGACGAACTGTTTAACGACGAGAATGATTTTGAATCAATCAAGATCCATACTTACACGTTGTCAGTTGATTACCTCCGCCACGGTGTTCGTTATACAGAACGCTCTGAGGAGTTCATGGGAATGCGCGGCGAGATCGCTGTTGGTATCCCTGAGCAGCTCGGTAAGTGGATGGGTCGTCAGAAATCTGAGAAGATGTTCATGTCGTTCCTTCACCACGGTGATTCTGAGAATCAAATCTTCGCTGGCAACAAAGCATCTGCTGCTGCCCTTGTGAGTGCCGATGTTCTTGATTGGGACACAATCACTGCTGGCAGCGTCCAGTTGCAACGCCTTAACGGCAAGCCAGCCAAAATGGGAACCGACAAGAGCGGTAATGCCATTAACCGCTACTGCTATGTTGCAACCACTGACACCTTGTTCAGCCTTGAGCAAGACAGTGATTACAAGACATTCTGCGTAGAAGCTGGTGTTCGCGGAGACGCTAACTACATCTTTGCAGGTGGATACACGGACGTTCGTGGTAACATCATCAAAAAGTATAACCCAGTCGATCACGACGGTTATGGTGCAGTTGGTTCCCCACTCAATCCAAAGGCATTCCTTGGTGTTGACACTACCGATGGCTTCACAACCGAGAGCTTCATTCTTGGTGGTGGATCTACTGCCGCAGGTGCGCTCAGTGCGTCATACTTTAAGTATTTCCCACTACACGCATTCAAGTTCCTTGCAACCGACACTCTTGCCGCTGCAAACAGCTTGTATGGCTCAGGCGACTTCTACGTTGCTGTTGTCAACAGCCAGAACGCTGCTACTGACGCTGGTAAGATTGGTTTCTATGAAATCAGTGCCAACAACGGTAACAAGCTTACTGTCGGTGACAAGCTTCAGTCCACGGATACTTCTGCTGGCGATGCTTGGACTGGTTCCCCTGCTTGGGATGCCGCTGTGCACACCAACACGCACGACGCTGGAACCTCTAGTGTTTACCTAGTAAACGCTGCTGGTGTTCCTCTTGGTCACACCCTCGTTCTTGGAGCGCAAGCTGCACGACGTGGTTATGGCAAGCACCGCAACTCCCGCACCGAAGACTCCCACGAAGGAGGTTTCGTTAAGGATGTGTTTGTGACTTCAGTCTTCGGACAGGAGCCATGTGAAGATGCTTCTGGTCGCAAGGTCGGATACCTCATCCTTACACACGCAGTGCAATATGCTGGTGAGCCGTTCCCAACAGTGAGCTAGGTTAAAAACTAGCCCCTTTAGGGAGCGATTTAATAAATCGTAATTAGAGGGGAGATTGGAGCTTGTAACTTCATCTCCCCTCTTCTATATTTCCTTCACAATGAAAAAAAATACTGTCACTGCATACGTCATACGCCTTCCTCGAAAGGGGAACTTTGCGCCCCTAAAGTTGGGTTGTATGGAAACTAAATTCATCAGGACTAAAATGCCAAACGGCATGGAGGATATGTGGATTGCAGGAAGCAAGATCTACACTGATCAAGAAGAGTTCAACAAAGATTCGCAACGTATTATGCCGTCAGCATATAAATTTAATTTGATGGCGTTTGCATATGTATTTGATTTAGAGGTAACCGAGGAGAAACCTGTCGAGCCTGCTCCAGAGCCTGCTCCAGAACCTATGTCTATAACTGGTCTTTCTCCATCTTTACCCACGCCGCCACCTGTAGCCCAAAAAAAGGTTGCAAAGAAAAAAGCCGCAAGCAAAAAACAGCCCAAAAAAAAGGCTGCTAACACCAAAACCTAAGCATGACCCTCCTTGAAGTCAGAGATAACGTGCTGCGAGTCCTCTGGGTTGAATACCCAACTCTTTGTCCCGATTATATTTACGAGGATGTGACGACCGCGATTAACTCGGCGTTCCAGCTAATATGGACATCGCCACATGCCTATTTTAGGCAGAACGAGTTTACCGCGACCGTCCCCTCTGGGGGTAGCGTCGATCTCCCTGACAACATTCAAGAAGTCCAAACACCTTTATGGATTGCTGCGGAGAACAACAGGGAGCTTCACCGCATCCTAGACCAGTCGGAGTTCAATCAGTTTTATCAACGATTTCACGGAAAAAGCGAAGCTGAGGTTGTAGCGGCTGGCACAGCGGCGGCTTCTTATTACTTTATTAAGACACGAAACCAATCTGGGGAAGACAATACTAGGGTCACCCTAATGGTTACACCAAAACCCTTGGTTGATGTCGATGTTACATATCTTGCAACTACAGAGGCTCCTAATTACACGGTGTCAGAGATAAAAACCCTTACCAGCGCGACCACCGTCGGAATGCCGCACAAATACGTTGAGTCCACCCTACTGCCAATCGCTCGCTTTTTCGCCATGAGGTCTCACTTCTTTTTTGAGAAAGACAAAGCAGGGATGATTAGCTCAGATGTGGCTCGAGCATCAGCCTTTATAGGGGTGTCTAACCCAGACGCAGGAACCGAAAACTCAGACCCCGCTCAAGCATAATGATTGCCAAACAACTAGCCGAAAGATTAGCAAGGTTCACCGTATCGGGAACTTTGTCAGCAATGGATGTCCGTGATCAAATCACGATCGTAGATTGCATTAACGCATCGGTTTATAACTGGTTCGCTGCTGTTCCCGAGAGATACAGAATCACTACCGTCTCACATCTTATTCGTCCACCCCTAAACACCACCGTGACCATGACTTCGGGTGGCAATGTAGTTGGCGGTCTAGTTGCTGAAGACTACATGCTAGGAGCGTCTATTATTATCGGAAGCGAAGTTAACATGAACGAGATTATCTCGACAACCGATGGAGTTGCAACTTTGCTAAATGAGTTTCGCGGCGACACAGGGTCGCACTCCGCCACGATCTACTTTGATACTATCATGCTTACAAATTATAACGTAAGCAGAATCACCAACCACCCTCGTATTCTTGACACAGGCGTAAAGCTCGTAAGGGATGATGACGGGCTACTTGGTGTAGGGGCTGAAAGGCGCGGTGCAGGACACGGGGTGTCGGCTGGGCAGGGGATTTTTTATGGGGCGTCAATTTCCAGAGAGTTTGGTTCTCCACATCGTTACACAATCGAGAACACGGGGATGTCTCAGTTGGACGAAGCTCGCATCATGCTGCGGCTTGACCCGCTACCTATAGCTGAGGCTACCATTCAGTTCGATGCGGCAATAGACGCTGCCACGCTAGGGTTGAGCGACTTAGACAATGACACCATCCTTTCCGTCCCCGATCAATACATTATACCCCACGTTCTACCTATGGCTAAAGCCGAACTGGCTGAGTCAGAAATTTGGGCAAATGAAAACACAAGACAGATCGCTTTGCAGAGAGGGGCAGGGGCATCGATCATACCCAAAATAACCCAAGAGGTTTTGTCTAATACTGGAACACCTCAAAACCGAGTAAGAACCCGTAAAGGGTGGTAAAATCATGGCTATTACAATTACAGCGAAACCTGAAGAAATCGAGTCCTCTATTACTCAGGCACTAGAGGGAGTGAATAATGCCTGCCTTGCAATGAGGCAAAGAGGGTTAACTGTTATATTGCCAGAAAGACTTGATTTTGAGCTGACTATCGCAAACAGCGAAGCAACAGGGGCTTCTACTAAGGATACATCCGAGAAGGATGGGGGGTCGTCCGTCTCAACCACGACACACGGAACATCCACCCAGACGGCAAGCAAAACAGGGGGTGGGCATAACACCACCAACACTCCAAATGGTCAAGAATCCAGCACAACAACCATTACTCACCCCGCAGTCTCAACGCAATCTTCTGGCGGGGACGACACAACGGAAAGAATGACGCAGGAGCATAAGCCCAAACCCCTGCAACCAACAGAATAAAACACCATCAACCTTACAAAACAATGGCGGCGACAGTAACATATGTAGTAGTATCTAGGAATACCGATACAAGCACGAACAAGGGAACTGTTTCATTACAGTCTCACCAAGGACAAACCACAAGGCAGACCGACGCTACCCCTGCTGGGTCTACTGTTGAGAGGACTGACAAACCAGAAGCCACCGCTACTACTACCAATAAAGGGGATACTGTAGAAACAAGAACATCAACAGGTGTCGGTAACGTCGCTTCATCTACGACTGAAGACACTAGGGCTAATGAGGGAATGACTATTAAATTCTCTATCCCTATACAGCAGAAAAACCCAGTCACCCTATCCCCATAATGCAGACAAGATCCAACAAATCATTACTTGCAGCCAGCAGCGGAGACCAGCCTTGGGAAAGGGTTGGCGATACACTTGTTCCTACAGAAAAAGAAAAAGGCTCCCTGAAATCATCAATATGGAGATCGATAGCGGGTGTTTTGAGCATAAAACTCACAAACGAGAAAGAAGATCTTTACTGGGAAAAATCTGGGGCTACAATAGTCCCGAAAGCAATCTAATTTTAATAAAAAATGTCTACCCCCAACATAAACCCAAGAGCCAACGGAGAAGGTCAGCTCGGTCAGAGCGATTTGCGCTGGGGGTATATATATGCATCCGCCATTGACGGACAGCAAGTTTATGATGGTGGGTTACGGGTTGCAACTCTTGAAAGCCCTGTGTTTACTGGAACGCCAACATCTCCGACACAAACTGCAACCAACAACTCAGAAAGAATAGCAACTACAGAGTTCGTGCACAGCCTGCTTAGTTATGAAAACTACAGCAACGACATAACATCAAACAGCAACCAGCTAAGTTCCCACTCTGGGAGGTTGTCGTCTGTTGAAGCTCTGGCTGGTAATAATAGCGTTACGATGCAGGTCAACGCTGCGGAGATTGCAACAAACACAAGCGACATTGCAACAAACACAAGCGACATTGCAACAAACACAAGCGGCATCGCCACAAACACAAGCGGCATTGCAACAAACACCGCCAACATCGCTACAAACACAAGCGACATCGCAACAAACACAAGCGGCATTGCAACAAACACAAGCGGCATTGCTACAAACACTAGTAACATTGCTACGAACACTAGTAACATTGCTACGAACACCAGTAACATTGCTACGAACACCAGTAACATTGCAACTAATACAAGCGATATTAGTCAAAATAAAAAAGGGTATTCAAACATTGAAGATGTAGCCGATTCAGCC